CTCCCTGCTACTGCTGACCTCATGTTTGCTCTTATTAGTACAGAGGAGCTCGAGGGAGTAAATCAAATAATGGTTAAACAATTAAAGAACCGTTATAATGATCCAACAGTTCACAAAAGATTTGTCATAGGTATTGACAGATCAAAGATGAAGCTGTATGATTGTGAACAGCAGCAACTTACCGACTCAGGTAGTGAAGAAGAGGTCTTAGAGATTGCCAAGACCGCAACCAAATTCGATTCATTTAAAATATGAGCAAGAAGCACTCCCACGGTCATGGACATGACCACGACCACGAAAATGAAGTACCTGGTCCTGTACCCTTTGACCCTGCATCAACTGACAATGCACAGAAAGTAGCAGAGGAAATGAATAACTCTGCACAAGATGCCAAAGATGATATGGCAGAAGGTGCTAAGAAGATTGCAGATGAAACACCTAAAACTCCAGAAGATTTTATTAAACAGAAAGGGTTTACTGCATGGCAAGCAGCAGAGAAAATTAGAAGCGATGAAAAGAAGAAGAAGGACAAGACTAAGTTTCAGATAGACTTAGACAAGTACATGGACTTCCAAGACAAGACTTGTTCTGATGCTAGTAAAGATAAGATACAATACATTGATAGGTTGAGACAACTATCTGAACAGGGATGTGACATTGCTCGTTTAGATACTGCATCTCAAGGACTAACTGCTGAAGCAGGTGAGTTCTGTGAGATCGTTAAGAAGTTAAAGTACCAAGGGAAACCTTGGAACGATGCTAACAAAGAGCATCTTATCAAAGAGTTAGGTGATGTACTATGGTATGCTGCGTGTGCAGCAAGGGCACTTGACATCCGTTTGGATGAAGTGTTCTATACTAATTCACTTAAACTTGCTGCTAGATATCCTGGTGGTGAGTTCTCAATCGAAGAATCAGAAAATCGTAAGGAGGGAGACATTTGATTTATGTGATGGGTGCACTCGCTACCATCGTACTAATCTTTGTAATATATACAATGTATAAGTACTGGGTATGAGGAGTGAAGCGTGGAAGATCTGGAAGTATGCTTTAGGTTCCTTCCAAGATGAAACCACAAAGAAGTATGATGATATTATCTGCATCATCAGAACTTTTATTTTTATACAGTTAGTAATTACTAACTGTTTTATTATCGCAGGTAACATTCGACATTGGAACGACAATCATGGCACTGAGTCAACAAGTAGAAGAATCATTAAGAGAGGCACAGGAAGACCTTCGGAATGCACTATCCTTTTCTTCGAGGACGGAACCCCCGTATGTGAATAAGCATATAGCAAACATTCTTGCAGAGATCGAGAACCTAGTACAGGTTACCGAACTTGTAGAAAACATAGATGAGGTAAGGCATGGACTTAAAGGTAACCAATGAAGAGTTTGATACTATTATAATGAACCTTTGGATGCACCGTAAGAGTGATAGAAAAACCAAAGAGTTATATAATAGACTGAAAACTGAGCAGAAGGATCCTGAGTCATCATACACACCATCATATTACCAATAAATAGAGGGGGAACACCCTCTTTTTTTCATGGCAAAGAACACACACTTAGAACACTTGGAAGATGAACTCATTAACACTGGGTATGCAGGTGGTCTAAATGCAATAAAATTTTTAGAGTCTCTTCGTGACATGCTAGGGTCACAGGTTACAGGGATGGCAATCACAACTAAATGGGACGGTGCTCCTGCTATTGTGTGTGGTAAAGATCCACAGACAGGAAAGTTTTTTGTAGGAACTAAGTCTGCATTTAATAAGGTACCTAAGATAGCATCGTCAGATGCTGATGTTGACCTTCACTATCCTGGTGCTATCAATAGTATTTTAAAGACATGTCTAGAGCAACTTGGGAAACTCCCTATCGAAGGTGTACTACAAGGTGATCTACTATACACATCTACACCACGTCTAGACAAGATGGGTGGTGTAACTGGATATAAATTTAGACCTAATACTATTACATACTTTGCACAACAAGGTAGTGAACTAGGTAACAAGGTTGCTAAATCTAAGCTAGGTATTGTATTCCATACAACATATCATGGAGCATCTATGGCAGAGATGGAAGCATCTTTTGGTGCAAACGTAGCAGGACTACAAGGTGTATCTGATGTAGCAGTATTATCTTCAGCCTTCCAGACTACAGGTAAGGAGGTTACTCTAACTGCTATAGAGAAAGCAGCAGTTAATAAGAATATAAATTCTGCTAAGACTAGCATGAGGAAAGGTAGGAACTTTCTTGACCTCTTAGGTGGTAAGAAACCATTCGAATACACTGCAATGTTTAAGATGTACTTTAACCAAGTAGTTCGTAGTGGTAAGGTTCCATCATCCTCTGCTGTTATGCTTAGGGGGTTTGTTGCTTTTGTGTCAGGACGTTTTGACATGGAAATTGCTAAGAAAAAGACTAAGAAAGCAAAGGAACAGTGGACTCAGAAGAAAGCAGACACAATTAAATACCTAAATAGTAACAAAACTGCCATACATAGTGCTATGAATGCCTTTACTGCATTGATGACTGCTAAAAACATCATCATCAGCAGACTACAAAAGGTTAAAGGCATTGGTACGTTTATAGAGGATGAAGATGGGTACCGAGTAACAAGTCCTGAGGGATTCGTTGCTATTAAAAACGGTACTGCTATGAAACTGGTCGATAGATTAGAGTTCAGTCGTGCTAACTTCACCGTTGCAAAAAATTGGGGATAAATGTTAACATTTCACGTCTTTATAACTGAAGCATACGATGCTACCAAGAAAACCAATCCGAAATCCAAACCTACAGGTAATGGTAAAGCGGAAAGGATGGCAGCAGACAAACATGTCGCTATAACCTTCGGTAGATTTAATCCACCACACGCAGGGCATGGTAAGATGCTTGATGCTGTGCAGAAGGCAGGTGGTGACTCTGGTAACTACAGGATCTATCCTAGTAGGACACAGGATCATAAGAAGAACCCTTTAACTGCTGATCAAAAGGTTGATCACATGCGTAGGATGTTTAAGCATCATAAGGATAAGATCCAAAATTCTGAACAGCATAGAAATATATTTGATATCCTTCGTGACCTCAATGATGAGGGGCATGAGCATGTTACTATGGTAGTAGGTGATGACCGTGTAAAAGAGTTTCAGAAGTTAACTGACAAGTACAACGGTAAGCATTATAACTTTAAAAGTATTAATATAAAGTCTGGAGGAGCAAGAAACAAAGACTCCGAAGACCCTGTAGAAAGACTTTCAGCATCAGATCAGAGGAAACATGCGTCAAGTGATGACCATGATAGTTTCCATCTAGGTATGCCTAAAGGTTTTAGTAAAGCACACTCTCTAAAACTGATGGCAGATGTTAAAGCAGGTATGACACCACCTGAGAAACTTAAGAAGGCAAAGGCAAAGCAAGAGAAAGCAAAGACTGAATCTTGGTTGTTCGCACCTAAACTTAACCAACAAGAATTAAGAGAACGCTACATCGAAGAAGAGATCTTTGAGGTAGGTACATTAGTAGAGTATGATGACACTGGTATTCGTGGTACTATTGTTCATCGTGGTAGTAACTATGTCATCCTTAAGGATGAACATGGTGATGAATTCCGCACATGGTTGCATCATGTAACAGAAGTTACAGATGCTAGTAAGAACAGGGAAGATCAGTCTAACTTCTCTGCAGATGACGGTAGCGGTAATGATTGGAAAGTTGGTACTGATAAATACCGTCAAGCAGTACAGGCAATGACACCTGGACAGGCTACAACTAAGTTTGGAGTTAAGTTTTCAGACTTTAGAAAGACTGCAACACCTAAATAATAGTTACGGACTACAATAAAACAATGGCAACTGACATTAAAGTATCTGCTGAACTCATGGGATATACCCTTGACGAACAGATGACAATCCTAAAGCACGTTGACAGAGAGACTCCTGCTCCCTCGAAACGTATGCAGGAAACAGTTGATAAGATCATTAAGATTATTGATGATGCACCTCTCCAAGATACCTTCGAAGGGTATGGTGGATTTCCTATCGAGAAAGCATTGATCGATAAGAACAAGCGTCAGTCACCTGATGATCGTAACATCGGTAGAGTTATCTCACCTGGTGGACAATCAATGGTTATCACTGGTCGTAAGTCTGATGGTCGTTACATTGTAGTAGGTAAGAAAGGAGAGAAGACTGCTAAGTATGCAGAAGACATAGGTGTACAAGGTCCTAAGGAGTCTGTTGATATAGATGACTTGCATAGATCTATGTTAGAAGCTATGACAGTTACTAACGCTGATAAGAAAGGTAACACTAAAGCATACCAGAATTATAAGAAAGGTATGAAGAAGAAAGATGGCACCCCAATGTATAAGGCTGCCGATCATATGAAAGAAGACACAATCACAGAAATCTCTGCTGACCTCGCACTAAAAGCATCCAAGAAGGCTGAAGTGGAAAGAGGTAAGGCAGCAGTAGCAGGTGATAAAGAGAAGGCTAAGAAGAAACTACAACAGTCTGCTCGTTTATACTCTGCTCAGAAAAAGAAAAGGCTTGGTGAAGAGACTATCGATGATCTTATCGAAAGATACATCGACCTAGATGATGCATACATCGATGAGATTAGTTTCGAAGAACTCGAAACATTATTTGTAGAAGCATTAGAAGAGTTGGATGAAGGTTCACTTAACGAAGCACTCGAAGCTATAGATGGCATAGAGTTGTTAACAGAAGCACCATCAAAGCATTCAGCATTCCCTAATGTTGCAGTACAAGCACCAAAGAAAGAAAAACCAAGAGATGCAGGTGCCATTGCTCGTAAGACATTACAAGACAAGAAACCTAGCACAAACAACTCTGGTCCTTCTCGTGCAGAGAAAGTGAAGTCAGCACTTAAGAGTGCAGGTTCAGCTGTTAAGAAGGGGTTAAAGAAAGTACCATATCAAGCAGGTAAAGCTGCAGGTACAGCAGTTAACGTTGCTAGTAAGGTGGGTAGTGCTGCTAAGAAAGCTGGATCAGACTTTAAGTCTGGATATAAAGATGCTCGTGCATCTGCTACTAAGAAGAAGTCCAGTGTTTCTACATCATCTAGTTCTAGTGGTGGTGGAAAACCTAGTGTAACTGGTAACAATTATGTCTCAGGTTCAGGTCGTAGTGGAGGTTCCTCTACATCATCTAGTTCTAGTAGTTCATCATCTGGTTCCTCAGGTGGTGGTTTAAAAGCTGGTATCAAGAAAGTCGTTGGCAAGATTGCCCGTAGTGTTTCTCGTGGTTCCCGTAATGTTGCAAGACGTATGGGAGAGAGTTATGATTGGCGTAAAGAAATGGGGGTTCAGTAATGACATCCAAAGCTCAACAAACACTATTAAATAAGAATGATCGTCGTGACAAGGACAGTCAACATCCTGCTATGAGTGGCGGGACCAAAGTCAAAAAAGGTATCACTATTAATCCTAAGAAGGAGGATCTTATGCAAGAAAAATTAGATCCCGTCGGTAAAGAAGATTCTGACATCAACAACGACGGTAAACACAATCAAAAAGATGACAAGTATCTTAAGTATAGAAGAAAGGTACGCTCTTCAGTCATCAAAAGGAGAGAGAAATTACAAAAAGAAGCACTACAACTAGCAAAGTCTCGTGTCCCTGATGGATATGATGCTAGAGTTGATATCGAAAGCATCGAACCAATCGAAGAGGTTGCAGTAACAGGTGCTGCTCTACCTGCATCTGTAGGTGCTACTGCTCACAGTAAGACTAGCAAAGCAAAGGAGAATCTCAAGAAGAAGATGCTCCAAGCAACTGCTGAGTATGATAAGAAAAAGAAAGAGGCAAGAAGATGACATCTCTCCTAGAATGGGACAATGATGAGATGGCTGCCAAGCTGAAGCGTTACAAGCAGCAGGATAAGGAAAAGAAAGAAACCTTATACAAGTCTAAGCATGGACCTAAGAGGTACAAAGAGTTTATGGCTAAGGATAAGGCAGCTAAAGATAAACTTGCTATCAAGAACCCTAAAGGTATAAGAGCACTCCACAAAGGCAAGTGGGGTTACATGAAGAATCGTAAGTTCACTGCAGA